CTGATGTTGTTGCAGCCATACAGCTTTGGGATACAATTCCAGGCGACTTATTATTAGACTGGGGTTTGTCTGAAGAAGAAGTTCCAGATCCTCAAAAATCATACCCTTGTGAAGTATGGATGGTAAATAATACCGTCATTCGTGCTGTACTGAATTATGACCCTCTAGGTCGTAAGCCATACTACGTTACGTCGTTCGAGAAAGTTCCAGGTCGCTTGGACGGTAACGGAGTCGCTGATCTTTGTATGGACGCCCAGAATATGTGTAATGCGGCTGCTCGAGCGCTTGCAAATAATATGGGGATCTCCTCCGGTCCACAGGTCGGTGTAAATATCAGTCGATTACCTCCCGGCGAGGATATCACGCAGATGCACCCGTGGAAAATCTGGCAATTCCAAGCGTCTGATTACAATGATTCCTCGCCGCCTATGACATTTTTTCAGCCAAATTCTAATGCTGCCGAGCTATTAGGCGTGTTTGATAAGTTTATGAATCTGGCTGATGAGGTGTCTGGTATACCCAAATATATGACAGGATCGCATGTTCCAGGCGCAGGGCGAACTTCGTCGGGTCTGTCAATGCTCATGAGTAACGCAGGGAAATCTATCAAGCAGGTAATAAGTAATATTGATTTCGACGTTTTACGTCCAATGCTCGAGCGACAATACCAGAGAAACCTCAGATATGCTGAAGACCCAGATCTAATCGGTGATGTGCAGATACTAGCACGTGGTGCGATGTCTCTGGTTGTCAAAGAAGCAGAAGCTGTGCGTAAGAACGAATTTTTGCGTCTTGTACTAGAAAGCCCAATTGCACAACAGATTGTTGGTCTTCCTGGCACAGCAGAGCTCATGCGTGATATGGCAGGTAACTTAAATACAAATGTCGATCGTCTGGTTCCCTCTCGTGAAGATGTTCAGAAACAACAAGAAATTGCTCAGCAACAAGCTATGATGATGCAGCAAATGCAGGCTCAACAACAAGCTGCTAACTTGCAAGAAGATGGTACGCCACAGGGTGGCAGAGAGTCTAATACGATCAGCCCAAGACCAAATGGACAATAAGCTATCAATCTGTTGACACGTTAACACATATTTAGTATTCTTTTTTCATGATTGACTTGAATCTTTGTGACCAGCAGCAAATTAACGCGCTGCTAAGAATAAAAGAAACAGGCAATAACGCTCTAAAAGCACTGCTTGAAGAGCAAATTGAAAAAGCCGTTTCGCGGCTAATACAAGCAGATGACATGGTTACAATCCACCGTCTGCAAGGTCGCTGCGAAGCATTTAAAGATTTACTGAAGGCGATTGAAGACTCGCCTAAAGTAGCAAACCGCTCGTAAGAGCACGACGAAGCAGACCAAAGACGGGCGCAGCTTACCTTCGGGCGCTGCAAAACAGAGTTGGAGCTTTAAGGAGAAAAATATGGCGTTACCGAAACAGGTACAGAAACAATTAAAAGAAGTCGAAGAACTCGAAAAAGCGTTGCAAGCCCAACCTGACACTGAGACAGACGAAGCTTCTGTTGAAGAAGAGGTCAAGTTGGAAACTGAAACTGAAAGCGAGCCTAAAGCTGAAGTTAAAAAAACTGAACTTAAAGAAGTAAAGCCAGCTGACACGTCGCCGACGGACGTAGAGGACGATTTTAAGCAGAAGTACAATACCCTTAAAGGTAAGTACGACGCTGAAGTTCCTCGGTTGCATCAACAAGTGAAGCAAATGACCGATGAATTAAGCGCTTTCCGCAAGGAAATGACTGCAAAAAAAGAAGAGCCGACAAAGCCGAAGGAGAAAGTCAGTTTAGTGACTGATGCAGATCGAGAAGAGTTTGGCGAAGATTTGTTGAACGTCCAACGTAAAGTTGCTCAAGAAGTGGCTCAGGACTATGAAGAGAAACTAGAGCAGCAAAATAAAACTATTAAGGAACTGCAAGACCAAATTGCAGGTACTAATAAACAAGTTGGAGACGTTGGGTTTAGTCAGAGGTTAGTAAACTTAATCCCTGATTTTGCTCAGATCGACAACGACGAACGTTGGATAGCGTGGTTAAATGAGCATGATCCCATGCTTAGAGCCCCGCGAAGAGTTCAAGCTCAGGTTGCATACGACAACGGTGATGCTGAAGCCATAGCGGATTATGTAAAACTATGGAAAGCAACACTGGCGGAAACACCGGATGAACCTGAAAAACCTGTAGCCCAACAAGAACTTGAAAAGCAGGTCGCGCCAAATCGGAGTGCTAACTCTGTAAAAGCGCCGGCAACGCCCAATGGTAAAATCTACTCGACAAGAGACATGGATAGTGCCTGGGCAAAAGTTAGGACGTTAAATACACGAGGTAAGTACGATGATGCGGCAAAACTTGAAGCGGAACTGACTGCTGCATATATGGAAAATCGCGTTCGACCTTAGTGTTAACGCGTTAACTGGAAAGCAGCTGTCTTAACACTAACTTTTAAGGAGGCCCAAAATGGCTGCTGTATTCCCCGTCGTAGGCTCAGGCGCATTCGACACAAACCCGTCGTATTCATCGACATTCATTCCTCAGCTTTGGTCGCAGAAGCTGAATGCAAAATTCTATGCGAACACCATGATGACTGAAATCGCTAACACTGATTGGGAAGGCGAAATTCAAAATCAGGGTGACACAATCACAATTCGTACTGCTCCATCAATCACTATTAATGATTACACTGGTGCTGGTATGACACTAAGTGATGAGGTTCCCGTACCGATTACCGTTGATATGCAAATCAACCAAGGTAAATATTTTAGTGTTCAGGTTAATGACGTGCTTGCTTACCAAGCCGACATGGATCTTATGAACATGTTTACCGAGGATGCTGCAAAACAGCTTAAAATTGCAATCGAAAACGAAGTATTTTTTCAATACTTTGTAACCGAAGGTGCTGCTGCAGCAAACAAAGGTACTACTGCAGGTGCAAAATCAGGAGCCTATAACTTAGGATCAGATACTGCTCCGATTGATCAGGCAACTCCAGCAAACGTGCTAAAAACTATTCTTAAAATGTCTGCTGCTCTTGATGAGCAGAGCGTTCCAGAGGACGGTCGTTGGCTAATTATGAGTCCGCAAGATCGTCATCTTCTTATGCAGACTGATATTGCACAAGCTTACTTTACTGGTGATGCAGCTAGCACCATCAGAACAGGTAAAGTTGGTATGCTAGATAGGTTTACTGTTTACGTATCTAACCTTCTTCCAAAAGGGACAACTGGTAAGGCCCTTGTCAATGGTTTAACAGCAACATCAGCTGGTGGATCAGTTTCTAATGCTAAACCTAGACGAATGATGGTGGCAGGTACTTCAGCTGCTTGTTCATTTGCTTCGCAAATTAGTAAAACTGAACAGCTTCGTAATCAAACTGACTTTGGTGATAAAGTTAGAGGATTAGCGGTGTATGGCCGAAAAGTCCTTAAAAATGAGGCTTTAGTTACTGCGTTAGTAGGTGATCCTTCCTAACAACAAACGGGGGCCTCACGGCCCCCTACTTTTATTGGAGATTTGTGATGGATGTGTACCAACTGATTAAAAAACTTAATGGCGAAGTAGTTAGTAATAAAGCAATAGTTATGATTGACGGTGAACCTGTCGAGATTGGGGGCATTGTAGGTAATGAGTTTAAGCTAAACGAAAAAGGCTTAGAATTAGCAGAGGCTAATAAAGACTCCAAACCTGAAAAGAAAAAACGTGCGCGCAACGAAGATGGAACCTTAAAAGCAGACGATCCTTCTACGCCAAATATAAATGAAGCTTGGGAAGATGGCGACATTTAAAGTCATAGACATAATTTCACGCGTTGAGTCTGTCTTACAAGATGCAGGAGTACGTTGGCCACGTGTTGAGCTTCAAAGCTGGTTAAACGAGTCTTACCTAAGCATTGTTCTTCTAAGACCTGACGCAAACGCGAAGTGCGCAACATTTACATGCGCAGCTGGGACAAAACAGGAGTTAACTGCATCAAGCGGGGGTTTTCCTTCAGCCCTACGTTTGCTTGACATAACTCGAAATGTTAAAACCGGATCGCTTAAAAAAGTGGTCAGAGTTGTTGATCGAGCTGTCCTAGATGATCAGCGTCCCAGCTGGCATACTGAAACACAGACAGATAACATTCAGCACTACACATACGATCCTAGAATACCAAAAGAGTTTTATGTGTATCCTCCGGCTACTTCTTCAGCCCAATTGGAAGTTATCTATACTGATGCTCCAGGTGCGCACACTCTGACTGAAAGCCAGTTAGATCCAGCAAACAACAATACCACGCTAATACTTCTAGATGATATCTATCTAAGCCCAATAACAGACTGGATATTATATCGTGCGTACTCAAAAGATGCAGAATATGGCGCGAATGAGGCTCGAGCTTTAGCTTCATATCAGGCTTTTAATGCTGCGATTGGCGTTAAAACACAGGCAGACGCGGCGGTTACGCCCACAACAGGAAGGGCGGTAGCATAATGGCAACGGTTCTCTGGGATAAACTTTACCCTTATATACAACCATATGTGCCGGGATGTCCTGAAATTGTGATGGAATCTCATCTACAAGAAGCTGCGGCTAAGTTTCTTCAACGAAGTGAGATCTGGCGATTTGACATAGAAAAAGACTTTGCTGTTAAAAATGTTGCAGATTATGCTATTTTTCTTCCTTCTAATGAGGCGGTTTTAGAAAATATCTATGAAATTGTACTAGATGGTAGATGTCTTCCTCGTATTACAGATAGACATTTAACTACTACTGCTTTCAACGACAAAGGATGTCCTCGCTACTATGCGATTTATCAAGATACTTCTATAAAATTTTACCCAACTCCTGATAAAAAATATGAATTTACAGGCACTGGTGTTTTAAAAACCAAACTTACAGCAACAGGTATAGAAGACTGGATCTTCGAAACTTACGGACGTTGTATTGCTTACGGAGCTATTGGCATGCTGGCTTCGATACCTAACAAAGAATGGACGAGCCCAGAGTTATCAATCTACTACCAAACTGAGTTTAAAAAAGACGCAGACGCTGCCAAACGACGTGACTACCGTCGTGTTGGAACGCGTGTTCGCGGCCCAAGCTTTACTGGTAGTTCAACAAAAAGGGTAGCATATTAATGAGCACTTCATTTAATTACGTTCAAGGTGATACGGGCCCGCAAATTAAACTTACATTTACCGATGAAGATACTAACACAGCTACAGATTTAACAGGAGCAACAGTCACCCTTCATTTTAGAGCTGCTGGAGAGTCTACAGTACTATTTTCTCGACAAGCATTTATAAATCCAGACACTGCAACCACAGGTGTTGCAGTTATTCAATGGCAAGCTAACGACCTAAACCAAGAGCCTGGCACATATGAAGGTGAGATCGAAGTTGTTAGATCTACAGGGCTACGAGAGACAATCTTTGAAATATTAAAATTCAGAGTAAGAGAGGATTTTGCATGAAGTTAAAATCCGCAGTCTTTATAAACGCTCTTAATACAGCTTTTACGCACCTTAAAACTAAGATGACGACTACGCAGCTTGCGAAGTTAAAGCTAAAAGTAGAGCAAGGAAATTTTCTACTGTTTAGTGAACTTGCTAGTACTGTAGCGGCTTCTGATGGTGTTGGTGGTGTTGATGCTGCTGTGTTTTCTTTCTTTAAAACACTTACTGATAGTGCGGCTTTGGCTGAAGATGCGGTTATTGCTTTTAACAAAGGGTTTTCTGAAACAGTAAGTTGTGTAGATGATAGTGAATTTGAAAAACTTTTTAACCGCCCCGTTGCAGATGACGTTGCTATTACAGACCCAATTGCAAAAAGTCTTACTAGAGGGTTTGCGGATAGTTTTTCAGTTGCTGAAGACGCAGCTGTTCTTGGGCTAGGTAAAATTTTTAGTGAAACACCTGCAATAACTGATGTTTTAAGGCCATCAGCAGGTAAAGGTTTAAACGAAACTCCTGCTCTAACGGATGCAATCACTGCGCGGGCACTTACAAAAGCACTCGCTAACAGTGTTAACACAACAGATGACGTCGATGGCGAAGCTTCAATACTCGACGATCAAGAAATGCAGTTTGTAAAAAACACTACAAACGTTGCAGCTCTTACAGATGCTATTGCTATAGCAACAACGTTTAACAGAGCATTTGCCGATAGTTTCGGAGTAACCGATGGAGACGTTTTTGATTTTGGAAAACGACCATCCGATACGGCCTCGATAACCGACGCGGG